TTCAGACAGCAAGGATTTTAATTCGGCATCCTCTTCTAAATTCACTGATTTTCCATCGTCTGTTTGGTCTTCCTCATTACCTGTTTGAGCTGAATCACCTGTTTCTAAAACCGATTCAATAAGCTGAACCGCTTGTTCCAGATTCGAGCGGTTGCTTTTTGATAACACTTTCCCCGCTTTTAGTTCTTCCATGTTGATAATAATGTTTCCATCTTTCGCACCGAATGTTTCACTCTCTAAGCGGTCATTCATCTTGTCTAAGAGCGTTTTGATTTCTCCAAGGCTTCTGATATGGTCATCTTTAAAAATATCGTTTATGGCTTGTAAATGCTTCACGTTTGTAATCATCGCTTCGGGATTCGCACCCCATGTTACAATCGAAACTTCATATAGCTTCAACTCTTTTAAAAGACGTACACCTTTCTCCTGATCCACATCGTCTTTTATAACGTCATAGCCAATGGACATTCCATCTACTACACCGTCACGCATAAGCTCAATGGCTTCGTCTCCCTTTTGGGTCTTACTGATTTTCCCCTCTACATATAAACCTTCGTCTGTTTCCTCAATGACATCAGGCATTCCGATAGGGTCAATATGCTGCCATAAAACCTTAATCATATTTTTAGGCTTACGTTCTGAAATAGTTTTAGTGAAAGCTCCCTTTTCGATAATGTCATTGTGTAAATCTACATTTCCGAATTTTGAAGCATACCCTGAAAACGTACGTTTACTTGTATTTGCTTTTACTTCCATCGCTAGGCTTTTAAATAACATATCATTCACTCCTTTTGGGTTATCTGACTACTCGATACGATAGGGTACAACGGCAATTTACATTTTCACTGGCTTTACTTCCACCGCCTGGATGAAGCATAGCGTCGCCACCTACATGAAATTCCTCATCAATGCCTACCATTGTTCCATCTACACCCTCATGCGTATCACGAACCCGCTTATCTCGGCTCGATACCCACACCTTTTTTGGGTTTAATCCTGTCTGTTTGGCACTAGCCATACTCCCAAAATTAGAGGAAGCTACGGTTTCCGTTCGAGCAATAACTTCCGCTCTACGTTTCGTAAAACCGTCATATCGTTCCCGAATGGCTTTGGCGATCTCCACTACACTCAATCCTTCTTCTTGACCAAGTGCAATCACGTTACGGATTAAATCTTTCGTGGTATCTAAAACGTTTTTCACCATGTCAGCGGCTCTATTTGCTACCCATAGCTGAATAAAATCATCCCAAGGGTCAAAGGCTTTGGTTTTCGTAGGACCTTGTGATTTCAGTAAATCCCACGTATTCTCCCCAAAGTCTTCAATTACCGCTAGATACATAGCTTTGTATAACTGGCTCCACGTATTTTCACGTATCTCGATGGCTTCAAATGCTGAATCTGCTCCACCATCTTGATAAGCTTTGGCTACTGCCTTTGCTTCACTTTGGAATAAATCCTCAACACGTTTAGAGAACTGATTGCTCCACGCATTACGTCTGCTATCGAGGTTCTTCCAGTACAATTCTTTTTGTTCTTCAGTATCTAAGTTCCAAGCCTTTTGGTTACGTGGTTTGTACCCCGCTACGCTTGGTTCTGCGTCTAGGTTTATGTCATCGTTTACGTTTACGTTTTCATCTGTAGAAGGCTCAGTAGTAGCAGTTGGGTCTGTTCCTGCAATCATTAAGTTAAGCGGGAGATACCCAACCTCTCCACCTTCAATTTCATCAAATCCTAATTCTAAACGTTGATTGATTTCATTGAATGGTAAACCCATAGACCATAACTCTTTTGCAGTCGCTACCTTTTCACCATAGTTATCTTGAATGGCTTGCACACTAGATACATCGTAACTAAGTACAAGACCTTCCCCAAATTCAGGTGTTAAGGCTAGGTTGAAGCTACTCTTTAAATCTTCTAGTAAAGGAATCATGGTATCTAACCAAAAGATTTTACGAGCGGTTTCGATATTGCTAAGCGTAGCATTTTCATATAGTCCGACCATTGGAGGTGGAACATTAAAAACGGAACAAATTTCTTCTCGGGTAAAATTACGTGATTGGATAAAATCCATCTCAGCGGGAGTTAACGACATCTGTGTCCAATTAGCTTCCCCACCTAATACCCAAGGAGTACGAGCACCACCTGAACCTTGATGTTGGTCACGTACCATTGCTCTTGCATCTTCCCACTGTTGACGGGTTAACGGTTGTTTAAAAGAAAATACACCGTCTGCAATCGCTCTGTTTTGTAGACTTACTTTCTGCCAATCTAACATTTCACTATCCGTATCTACACTTCTTGCAACCGCTTGGAGCGGAGCTAATCCCCAGTAAAGATTCGCAGGATCAATGAACATGAAGTGTAGAATCTCGTCCGCAGGAATCTCATACGTAATCCCATTCGCTCGGTACTCATATCCTGCAACAAATTCCTCTTTGCTTGGAATAGGAGAAATGGCATCGGGCATTACAGGCCATAATTCAGCTACGACATTATTGACCTTCACTTTGGATAAAATGCCGTTACCGCCTAAATACAAGTGTCCTACCATACGTTCAAACATATCTTGTCCACTCATAAAGGGATTCGGCTTTTTCAGTAGCAGCTCAAGCGGATGATTTGGAATTTCTTCTAATCCTTCATCTGTTTCTCGGTATACTTTCCAAGGAACCGAAGCCGCTGTTTTCGCAATACGTGAGACACAGGAATATACCCACGTACTCGATTTATAGCCATAGGCAACCGCATTGTCGGTACTCCAATCCTTCCAGATCGGCTTATTATTTGCGTAAGTAGGAAGGGTCTGCATTGGAGTAATTGACTTTTGCTCCATTCCTTTAGCCATTTTCCATGCCGTTTTGAAGCGAGTCCACATATGTTCACCTTCTTTCTTACATGTACTATGAGAGTTTAGGCTCTACCGATAAATAACGGTTGAGCTTGCATGAAGCGTAGGAGTGCCATAGAAGTCGAATCTACAACATCATCGTGCTTCCCATTTGGAAAGGCTGTAATTTCTTCTACATAATCGTGTACCCAAGGGGCAATACTAGGGTCAGGTATCCAAATATTCCCCGCTTCCATCTGTGGCGATACAGCTTGCAATCGGGCAACTTTGGATTCCTTGGGCGAATACGGAACGATTCCAGCGATCTCGTTTTTCAACATTTCGATGACCGCTGTACCATTAGCTTTATCTTCCACTAACTTAGTTTGAGCATCAGGGTATTTAGCGGTCATGTTCCGTATCGCTTGCATAGTTGCCACGATTCCCATTTTGTCACGTACCATGTCTAGTAAATAGCGGTTTGCTCCTACTCTTCCCCATACCGTACCAACTACATAATCACTGGTACTCATATCTTTAAAACTACAATCCCAAGACTGAATGATTTCTTCAAAATGAGCAGGAGGGGCTTTGTAATATTTCCACCATGAGCGGTTAATGATGTTCCCGCTTTCAGGACTAGGTCGCTGTTGGTAAAGGGAAGCCCACGTTTGTGAACCTACTTCCTTTTTCTTTTCCGCAAGCCATTGTTCATCATAGCCACGTTCAGGCCATAAAGGCTCACCTATTTTGCGTCCCAGCAAATCATCCTCATCTTCGGCTTCAGCAGGAAGGGAGATAACATCCCACTTTTCCCCTTCTTCCTCTAGCAATCTCCCAACTAAATCATCTTCTGACCACCTAGTTAAAATGATGATAACTGCACCGCCTGGATGTAAACGAGTTAAGAGTGTATTTTGCCACTCATTCCATAAGCGGTTCTTATAAGCAGGAGATAAGGCTTCGGTTCTATTTTTGATAGGGTCATCGACTACTAAGAGGTCTGCACCTTCCCCTGTTACGGATGACTGAACCCCTGCGGAGATCATCCCACCTCTATATCCATCAATACCGAAGTTTGTATTACTAGCATTCATACGGTCTATTCCAATATCGAATATCTCTTTGCCATATTCATTGATTTTCTTTTTGTTTTCTCTCCCAAAACGTTGAGCAAGACTATCCCCATACGAAACTTGAATCACTCGTCTATGTGGGTTCTTGCCTATAAACCATGAAGGAAAGGTTTCGGATACGGTCATGGATTTTGAATGTCGTGGAGGTAAACATAAAATTAAGCGGGTACATTCCCCCCGCTCAACCGCTTCTAGCTTTTTGCATATTAAGTCTGTATGTCTTGCAGGAACATAAACTCCTCGGTGAACATGCTGTACATAAAATCCGTAATCAGTCCGAGCGAGGGAGTTGACGGTCTTGTTCCATACGTCGTCTGTAAAGTTCTTTAAAAAGCTCTCTAGATTCTGCGTCTGTTTCGATTTGTTGTATGATGTTGTACTCATGTTTTGTCTCCCCTTTCTCTTCCACTCGTTCATTC